CAATCATTAATGAATTCATCATCTAAGTCCAAGTCTTCTATTTTAACGCCCGAACCTCTAGTTAGAAAAACATTGTCCAATTGATATTCAAAATAATCATATAATTGAGAAGTCGTCATTTTTCTGAATTTATCTAACTCGTTTACAACGTTAAATCCTTTATCGTGTAACTTTAAAAGCATATTTGATTTTGCTAATTCATCGTAATAAGTTTCAATATTATCCTCATTAAGAATCTTTTTTATTTCATCTACAGTTTTGTATCCACCTCGTCTAGTAAAACCATTTTTAAGTATTTCATTACCTTCAACATAACTATAAATACTAGCATCATCAAAACTTTTGTATCCTAATTTGTACATTTCATATGAAAGAGAATAATAGAATTTACCGTCATCCGTAAGAAAATCTCGATCTGCCCTTATCTCTTTTTCATAGTCAGCGAATAAATCTGGATTCCTCCATAGACAAAAAATGAAGTTAGCTTCGATCATTTCTCTATTTGATACTAACAGTGAATCGTAGTTATCCAATGACTGCATTAAATGTCCTCCTCGTCCAAGAATGCCAATATACCATTATCGTTTTTCTTTCTAGTATTATGATTATCTAGCTGATTCATCATCTCTAAATCTACTAGGTTATTTTCTTGTTTAAGTTTTTGCTGCTTTTTATATTTCCAACTTTTATAAACATCATTTATGTTTCCTTCGATAATTTTCATTATGTAACTGATCTTTCCAAATTCACTTTCAAAATTCTTAACGCTATTCCAATAATTAATATTTTCTTTACTTACTTTGAATGTTTCATGAATTACTTCCCAATCATAAAACTTATTTAGATCATGTAATTTTTTAACCATGATTGGAGGTACTATTTGACCTTCATCATAATTTAGGATTTCACTTGCTACATATTCTTTTAACTCTTTTTGTTTTCTTATATTATCCTGGTAATTCTCATACTCTTCTTTGCTGCAGTAATAACCATTCTTACCATCTGAAATAGATACTTTGTAAAATGATTCTGTATCCCCATGATTTTTACATATCTTACATCGAACTTTCCTTGCCAAATATATCACCACCAAACTATAAATTAAAAGGAGAATGTTTCCATTCCCCCTATATGTGATTAACCTAACAAACTAACAATTGTTCTTAATGCTTCTGTTGGAATTGTTTCTGTATCTTTAAATGAATTGAATCCATATTCCTTCATTATTTCTTTAACAGAAACCTTAACTTCGTCAGAAGCTTTAGCAAATTTAGTTTTAATTTCATCGGCTAATTCTTCATTCTCTTCAATGTTTATTTTGTTTTTCTTTGTATCTTCAACGATCTTATCTAATTCTTTTTCTTTAGATTCTTGCTGTTCCTTTTTTGTATCCTCAATTGATTTTACATTTGATTGTTTATTATGTGCTTTCTTAATTGCATCTTCAATTGCTTCAGTAAATTGAACAACATCTAAATCGATCTGTGGAGTAATTTCATTGAAACGTGATTTGGAATCAATATTGAAATTGTCATCACGGAAAGTAATAATTCTACTTTCACTTGTAATTTTACCTACAATTTTATCTCCTCCAACTTTTTGTTTGATACGTTGTTTCTCGATAGAACGATCAATAGATGCTACACCTAAAATATGTAATTTAGTCTTAATTGCATTGAAATATCGGTTAGTTAAGTTGGCCGTTAATGTTTCGTATTCTTCCCCAGTTGCTACGTCATTTTGATTTTTACGTTTAGTATGACCAATGATCATCATTGATACTCCAACAGATTTTAATTCCCAAATTTTATCTAATACTAATTCAATTGCTTTATCTTCACCGGCCATAAAACCACCAAATGCTGCTTTAATTGAGTTAGTTTTCTTTTCTGGATATGTTTTGTTATGTAAACGAATTACTTCTGGTTCAGCTATTCGGAATAATTCATCGATTGTATCATAAACAACTACTTTTAAGTCTTTGTAATCAGTTGTTCGATTTTCAACAATATCCTCAACAAACTCTTCAAAAGTTTCCCAATCAGGAATGTTTTCATAAATTGCGTTTAGAATAGCATCTACTCCATCTTCTTTACCAATGTTAGCTAAGATATACCCATCTTCTCCTGCTAACTTTTCACAATAATCAACAGCAAGTGTTGTTTTACCAATACCAGATTCACCAATTAAACCCACATTATAAGCTAACGGATCAATTTTAATAACATTCTTTTTACCAAACTTTCTAGCCACTCAACATCTCTCCTTTTTATTCGTTAAATGTTTATTTTGTTTATTAAGAGGGAAAATTAATTCCCTCTCCATTATGAAAACAGTTCATCTAAATCATCAAGTTTAGGTGGAGTATCTTCCTTAGCTGTTTCCTCTTTTTTAGGATTATCATTTGACTTATTTTCAGGTGTAGTTGCAACATAAATTAATTCATCTGCATCATAACTAGATTCAACTGAACCATCTGAAAAATTATTTGCATCATCAAACTTTTGTAATAGTGGTTTCACAAGTCGATTTTCATCTGTAGTCTCACCAAGCATCCCGCCTTTTGGAGCAAAGTCTTCAACTTTATTTAATCCAAACTCCACTGCTTCTCTTTGAGCTGTAGTTAAATCCTTTTCTGTAAACTCAACTTTATCAGCACCTCTAAATACGTTTACTTCCCAAGGTAAGTGATAAACACTTTTACCTTTTACATCAAATTTCTTCTTAAAGAATTCTAATCGTTTAACATGAGTTTTATTTTCAAAATCTAATTTTTGAGCATTGATTACAACTTGTTGTGGGAAAAACATATCTTTTTTTGCTTTACCGTCATAACTTAAAACATAACCATTTATGTATACTTTCTTTTCTTTCTCGAAATCTTTATCGTCTAGCGAATCTTTTGTAAAGAATATATCAATAGTTGCACGTAATTTGTTTCTCTCTTCATTATCTACGATCTCAATCAACGTTGGTTTAAATTTACGGAAGAATCTACCATTATGTGCTTGGTAATCAATATTTCCGGTTAGTTTAAACTTATGATTCTTGTAATCTTCCAATTTACTTGCTAAAAATACTACTAAATCATATTCATGTATAAATTCATGTCTGTCAGTAGCTTTTTCTTTTAATTCAGATTTAATCTGCTTTAACTTTTCTTTCTCTATATCTGTTAACTCATCTTTATATTCAAGTGATCTAATTTCATATCGAAGTTTATTGATTTCTTCTTTTAAAGATGTATCCGTTGTTAAATCAACAACATACTTTTTGAAATCAGCTACTAAATCAATTGTTTCATCTTTCAAGCGATCTTCCCAAGGAATTTCTAATTTTGATCCGTTCTCATTTTCCGTACCCTTACTAAATGAGAATACTTTATTTTGTTTTGCTTTAGAAAATCCACCATACAATTCAACAAATACACTATTTGTTTTAGATTCTTGTACTGCAAAGTTTAAACGATGACCTTCCCAACCACTTTCACTTGTATTAACCTCGTGAAACTTGTCAGTGTTTTTTGGAATATGTAAGTTACCAATAAATTCAAATGAGTTATAAAGTCTAGCCATATTTTCGCATTACTCTCCTTTTATTCGTTAATTTAAATTTATGTAAAACTGATATTTTAAATGATTATTTCATTCTTAATTATGTATAGAAAAACTTTTGTTTAACTCTTCATAAAGATTATTATCTTTCTTCCATCCAGGGATTGTCTTACCCTTAATATTAAGGATTTTAACAATTGCTCCTCGCTTTACGGTCAAATACAAATTACCGTATCTGTAAATTTGTGATCCGAGCAGCTTTTGATAAAATGTCTGATCTAATTTTTCTGCCATCTGGACATTTCTAGTTAGCTTTTTACGAGCTACCTCATAAGATGTGTTCTTGTTGTTTTTGACATTGTCGATGTAGTAATCATACGCTTTCTTTGTTAGGCTTAATATTGTATCACTCATCTATTCGCCTCCTTTCACCTTAATGTACTTTTATTATATGCTTATTTCATTTATAAAGCAATATGTTTTTGAAAATTATTTTTACTATATGTATTTTTTATTTCATGCAATATATGTGCAATAACGTCTACTGTCCAACCATTACCTAGCATTTTTTTACGTTGCGAAAGACTTACCCCTTCTGTGTATCCTTCGGGAACAGTTTGTAATCGTTCCATCTCTAAAACTGATAACTTTCTCCAATGAGTGTCATCAACTGCAATCTTAGGTTCTCTATGACCACCTCCCATTGTAGTAAGAGTTGGTGATTTACCTTCAACACTATATACCCTTTTAATTGAATCATGACCTTTTAGATCAGCTTCTCCTATTTGATAACAACGATTAACTAAAATCGATTTTGTATCAATGGTAAGTAGTGCATTTGATTTTCCATCTTTTCTTAACTCTAGATTCCTAAATGTCTTTCCTTCTTTATCATATCTTCGCCTAAAAGCTCCTCCTATTGTAAAATCAGAATCTTCTACAATATCTTTTAATAAAACTCCTTTATCATCTGGTTTTGTTACATCCGGAATATTCGTCCAATACAATCGAATCCTATTCTGAGCA